GGGGCGTCGACAAACTCGCTCCGCACCGCTCCGACCCTCTCATCCGGGCTGCGTTGGCCTGAAAACTGGCCGGTGGCGCGTAGGGCTTGTCCTATGTGCCACAAGTCGCCGTGACCTCGGAAGGGTAACTAGTCTGTGACTATCTTTCGTATGTCGTTGGCAAAGTGGGATGTGCGGGGCCTGCGGTGTGCGTATGGTCTGGTGCATCAAGCGGGTCTAGAGCACTCTGCAAGGTGCCTTGATTGCCCGCACAACTGGTTCCAGACAGATTGGGTGTGACGGTATGCAGCTTTCGGGAACACTGGTGGACATCACTCGCAAAGCGGGTGACTTCGTCAACGAGCAGGGGAACAAAGTCGAGTACGACTTCACGCTGCTTAAGGTCTTCACGGGCCTGGATGTGGTGGCCGTGCGGCTGCCGACGGGGACGCGGGTGGAAGACCTGCCGTTCATCAAGGGGCAGGATGTGGAGCTGGAAGTGACGGTTCCGTCGACGGCCAAGATCATCTATGACGGCGTTCGCGCGCCGAAGCACGCTGTTGTGCCTGCTGCCGTCAAGCAGTAGTTCGAGAAACGGGAGTGCGCTCCACCTGCAAGCGGGGCGCACTCCCTAACCGATCGGCCCGTTCCAGCGGGCGGAAAGGCTGTTGCCATGTTGTCAATAAAGGTTCGGCACGGTGTGGATATTCCCGATGTCGATATCTCCAAAGCGAAGCTCACGATTCTGTGCGGGATCTGTCGGGACGCTGACGCGGTAACACGGTGGGTCGTCACTGAACCGTTGGTCGAGCAGGTCATCACCTACGTGTGTCCGTACTGCGCGCCGGTGCAAACGAGGGCTGTTGAGCGGCTGGTGTCATTGAACCGTCGCCTGGTCGTGACCTGCTCGGCGGTGTCCTGATGGATCGGGACTTGTTCGTCAAGCTGCTGGTTCTACAGGTGGCCGTGCTGCTGCGGCTTCGTCGTCGGTCGGCGGTGGCGTGATGTCGCGCTGGTTCTGGCCGGGTGGCTCCATCGTTCGATGGTTCGCTGTCGGGTGGGCGCTCGGCTCGGCTCGTCGGCTTGTGCGCTGGGCGGTGTCCTGATGTGGGTAGGGGCTGTTGTGCCTCCGCTGCTTGCTCTGGGGATGGTGGCGTACTTGGTCGCCGGGTGGCGTGCAGACAATCGGGCTGAGCGTCTGCGGGTGGCTCGGCACGAGGAACTGATGACCGCGATTCGGCGGGTGCGTTGATGTGGCGTCGCTGCGGTCGTCTCCTGGTGCGGCTGGTCGTCGTGGTGGGCGTCTGTCTGCTGGTGGCGTTCGCTCCGTCGTCAGCTTGGGCCGATACTGCTACGCCTACGCCTACCGATACGGCCACCACGTCAACAGGCACCCCTACCGATACGGCGTCGCCTTCCTCTTCCTCGCCGTCATCCTCGGCGCCAGCATCTACGGCTTCGCCGTCTTCTACGCTCTCGCCGGTTGGCTCGGAGTCCGATCCGTTGATCGTGCAATTTCCGGTCGCGTGGCTCGCCGTCTTTCTGCTCATCGGGGCGCTGGTCGTGTTCCTGTTGGCTGCCCTACTCGTGAGCGGCTGGGGCGGTAGCTGATGAGTCTCTGGGATTCGGTGCCGATGCTTATCGGTGGTCTGTACTTGGTGGCTGCTGTGCTGCTCCTGAGTGGCTGGTTTGACCGTGGCTAGCGTCGTCGCGTTCATCTTCTTTCCGCTCGCGGTGATCCGCTGCTGGCAGTTGGTCCGGGCGCTGATATGACACCCATCGAGCTCATAGTTTCCGCGCTGATTTCCGGCGTCGGTCTCGGTCTGGTCGCTGCTCTGACGCGGCCCCGGAACCGGTGAGGGGGTGAACACATGAACCCCGTAACGATCTTGACGACCGCTGTCAATGGCGTGGCTGGTGTCGGCGGTCTGTCCGACAACCTGGGTCAGGTCGCGGCCATCGGTCTCGGTGTCGGCGTCGGCATCTTCGCGTTGACGAAGGGCTGGCACCTGCTGAGAAGGTTCGTCAACTGACGTTGACGCTCTTGTCCCTGGTGCTGCTGGGGGTTCGGTCCTGCTCGGCTCGCTTCGACACCCTGAGAGGGGGTGAATCACATGGATCCGGTTGCGCTTCTCACGACCGCGACGACCACTCTGGGCACGCAGCTCGGCGGCGTCGCGGCAATCGGTCTGGGTGTTGGCGTGAGCATTTTCGCGCTGACCAAGGGCTGGCATCTCTTACGGAGGTTCGTCAACTGAGGTTGACAGGCGTTCGCTCTCGCGTGGTGGGCCGATCCGTGATCCGGCTCGGCCCACTTCGCAATCTGTTCGGTCTGCTCGCTCTGATTGGAGGTTGGTCGCGGTGTTGAAACGTCTTACTCATGGTCTGGGTGCTGTTGCGATTGTTGCTGCAACCTCTTTTACGATGGTCTATGAGGCTGGGCCTGCGCAGGCGGATGTCGTTGAGGAAGCAACACTTCTGCTGAAAGCGGCTGCCGGTGGTGGGGTGGGGCTTGCTGCGGCGTCACCTGAGGTCGAGGCGGCTGCTGGCGCGGTGTGCGCAACGGGCGTTGGGTGCGCGGTCATGGCTGGTGCTGTGGTCGGCATCGGGCTGTACATGACCAAAGACACATGGATGCCGTGGATTGCCAACGCGTTCGGTGCGGGGACAACCCAGCCGGTGGCTACGTGTGGTCCGTATGGGTGCGTGCTGCTCCAATCGGTGATCAGCAGGGACGCGGTGACGGCTTCGGGGCAGTTTCAGATCACGGGGACGGGGGTTTTCCAGAGGCCGTGGATACTTCAATGCAAGAACACAACGACGGGGGCCACCTGGCAGACGAGCCCGTCTGGTGGCGCGTTCACCGGCTATGCGGGGAATAGCTATCCGTGGTCGTTCACGCTGTGCGCGCAGTACCCGAACATTCAAGGTGTCTCGCCGGGTACGTGGATAACAACGTACTTCGAGGGTGGGCAGACCGTGAACCTAGGTCACGTGACCTGGGGGACCTACAACGCTTATACGGGCTCGGGGTTCGACCCGAACAGCGCGGGGGTCCGTAACGAGGTTCTGTGTCGGAACCCTGACGGTTCGTCGTACTCGGTGGTCGGGCCGGGTGTGGTGGTCAACGGTCTAGTCGAGATGCCTACATGTGTGGGGGCAACCGGTTCGCAGGTCGGCGCGCATGGGGAGTGTGTGACGCTCTCGACGCAGGCACCGGGCACAACGCCGTGGGTGCCTCAGTCATCTAACTGCGCTGCGGCTGGGGCTGCTGCTCGCTCGGCTGAGGTCAAGTATCCCAACTGTGTTGGGGGCACGGTTGCTTGCACGTATGTGGTGCGGGTGAACGGGATTCCCTGCCAGATCGGCATGACAGGCTGCTCCGATTGGCCGGCGCAGGCGGAGACGAATCCGGCGGTCTACGGGTGCTATTACGGGATGTACGCGGTTTCGCTGGCATCCTGCGGGTTGCTCGAACGGGCCTACGAGCCGATCAATGGGACGACACCTCTACGGGTGACGGTGCTGAACACTGACGGTGACCCTCGGACCTATACGACGCCAACGCCGGTCATTGCTCCTCCGACAACAGCGCGGGTTCCGGCTCCGACAACAACACCAACGGACACAGCGGTTCCCGGTGGGGCGTCGACGGTTGCGCCGACCGGCGGTCAGGATTGCTTCCCCTCGGGCTACGGGGTGTTCAATCCTGCGTCTTGGGTTCTGCAACCGATCAAATGCGCGCTGACCTGGGCGTTCGTGCCCTCGTCGTCCTTCATCAACGGGTGGGGCGACTCGATCAATGCTGAGTGGACCGGCTCGCCGTTTGGAACGTGGATGAACACTATTGGCGGGTTCGGTGGCATCCCGATTGTCAACGCTGGCTGCGCTGGTCCTGCGGTGTCAACCGGCTTCTTGGGGTCGGGTTCGGGGTCCGGCGCTGGGCATCGCGGGGCGGTGCTACCGGCTGAGATTCACCCGTTCGATGCGTGCTCGGAACCGATGGCCACGGTTGCGGCAACGTCGAATCTGATTCTCTCGGCTGGGATTGCGTTCTACGGCGGTATGAAAGTTGTGAGGCAGTTGGGTTGGGCCTTCGGCTTCAAAATCGACATCGGATCTGAGAGGGGCACCTTCACATGAGCATGGTTGAAGTCATTTGGTCGCTGATCGGGTGCATTGCGCTGGGTCTCGTGGTCTTCGACTGGTGGGCGAACCGATGAGTACCTACCAGCTTGTGCGCATCGGGTTGTCGGCTGCGTTTCTGCTGTTGGCGGTTCATCGTGTGCGGCGGTGGCGGCGGTGATCATCCAATGGTTCATGGCGGCTGTTAGTGCGCTGATCGGCAAGGTGTTCTCGATCATGCCTCCGCTACCGGTTCCGGAGTGGTTCACCGGGTCGATGGCTGCTATCGGGTCGCTGTTCAGCGCTGCGTCCTCGATGGGTGTTTGGATCCCGGTGCCGCTGGCGCTCACGGTGATGGCGGTGATCTTTACGTCAATGTTCGGGGGCGCAATGATCAAGCTCGCTCGCTCGATCCTCTCGCTCATGAGTGGCGGGGGGGGTTCGGCGGCATGATCTGGGCGGCTGTCATCTTCGGGCTGGTGCTGGGCATGGTGGCTGAGTGGCGGCGGGGTCGCTCCGGTGGCTCTGGTGGCTCCTCCGGGCGTGGTGCGCTGTGACGTTCCTTCGGGGCGCTAAGGGTCGCAAGCTCCGACGCGGTTTCCCTATTGCTGGATTCGTGGGGGCCAACGGTAGCGGGAAAACTGCGGCCATGATCTGGGACACGCTCCCGACGCTAGAGGCCGGGAAGCCTGTTCTGTCAACGGTTCGGCTCACGGACTACAGCGACCCTCGACCGTGCGAGGACGAGGGGTGTACTTCGAAAGAGCACGGGAAGCCTCGGCATTTGGCCGCGCATCCGCTCTACGTTCCGTTTACCAACTGGCGTCAGCTCATGGATTGGGAGTTTGGGGACGTGCTCATGGATGAGGTAACCGGTATCGCATCGTCTCGGGAGTCTCACTCGATGCCTGGGCCGGTGTCCAACATGCTCAATCAGCTCCGGCATGGTGATGTCGTGGTTCGGTGGTCTGCTCCTGACTGGTCCCGTGCGGACATCGTGATTCGGCAGGTGAGCCAGTCGGTGACGAGCTGCAAGGGGTTCTTCCCGGTTGTGGTTCCGCAGGTGGAAGGAGAACCGGAGCGGTCGTGGCGTCATCGCCGGTTGTTCGCCTGGAAGACCTATGACGCGAAAGAGTTTGAGCGGTTCACGGTCGGCACGCGGGAGAAGCTAAAGGCTGAAAACACAGAGTTGTTTTGGGGTCCGGGCTCGGCGGTCTTCGACAGTTACGACACCTTCGGCGCTGTGCTGTCCATTGGGGCGGTTTCGGATAGTGGCCGCTGTATGACCTGCTCGGGTCGACGGGCTGCTCC